AGGTAACCGCCGGGGTTGTGGTGACCGCTGCCACTCAGGGAATGTTAGTAGATAGACCTCCCGAGCTTCCGGATCCGGACCTCGGCAAGATCGTCACTTCCGCTTTTCCAGTGTCGGACCAGTTCGTCCCTCCGGAACTCTACACCATTGGGGCCGAAGATTTTCAGCTTTTTAGTTTCTACTTTCCCAAGGGCGGTGGAGAAGCGAAGTTGAAAGGGTTCACCTACATCAAGGGCATCTCAGCGGCGTGTTTGGATACAGTGGGGTGCAAAATCTCGGTGATGCCCCTTGCGGAATCCCGGAGGGAGCACGACCTGTTGTTTCAGACACCTGTTGATGGCAGCACGTTCATCATGGATAGCCTCTGGATCAGATGCCAGGACGGTGTCATTAAGGCCGATGGAGAAGCCGCATTGACCGTTAATTGCTGGAGGCCCAAGATCGCGTGAACTTCCTGGGTGACGAGCAGCGCATCGAAAGGCTGGAGGGAGCTTTGAGGAGGTTCTATGAGAAGGCCCATGAGGTCAGCAAGGCTGTAGAGGGAGCTATCGTCATGGATGCCCTCCACGGCCAGGAGTACACCGGACCCACCTTCATCGACAACTTCCTTGAGGTCGAGCTGCTCCTCGGCATCAAGCCAGTCAGGGCGCCAGGGGTCCCCATTGGTGGAGAATGTTAGAGTCACAATCGTGAAACGGAAGAAGAACAGCGGCTCACAGATAGAAACAGTCAAGTGTAAGACCTGCTCCGCCACTCTCCTTGATCCCACCAATCCTTTCTTTGCTCACACTCATCGTCACGGCCTCTGCTCCGCTTGCTTGGCCAACGAGGTTGACGCTCTCAAAGAGAAGCTGTCTCAAGGGGGAATCATCAATGAAGATGTGGAGGCTCAGAACTTTGTCATGGTCAAGGCTCTCCAGTATTACGGTGACAAGCGTAACTATGGCATCCTGGGCGGCACTCGGATTCGGGTCGACAAGGGGAACAGGGCCAGGGATGCTCTGGCTCCTCTGAGCCAGGAAGCATTGGAAAATGTTAGAGCCGGGGGAATGTTAGTCACCTTATTCAGTAAAGCCCTGGACGAGATCCAGGACGTTGCCGAGAGGTACTCCGACGCTGAAGAAGGCTGGAGCAACATGGATATGTCCGAAATCTGGGCGATTGCTGAGGCCCTCCTCATGGAGAGGCCGAAGGCGGCGAGATGCCCGGAGTGTGACACGGTGCACCAGCCATTGGCAGATGGAATACTCTGTCATGCGTGCACGAGTTAGGGTAGAGGAATGTTAGATATAACGTGCTGGTGGGAGTGTTAGAAGGAGGATATATGGATCGAAGACAAGCCTTGAGTATGCTGGTGATTCTGGCAGGATCAGCTCTGCCGCTGGAGCAGCTGGAAGCCGCCCTGGTCGTCAAGAAGAAGTACACGATGGACGATATCGAGATCGTGTGGAAGGAACTGTCTCGCAGCGCAGACGGTAAAGTGATCCGGGGAGAAATGACGGTGACTATACCCTGGTCGCCTGAAGTGGAAAAGTTGAAGTTCGAGCTGGAGGATATTCGAAGGGAGCATTTGAAGTGAAAAACGAACTGATGAGCGACCCGACGAAGAAGATGATCTACGCCTACGAGATGGGCCTGGACTGTGGGAGGAACGGACCCAACGAAACGAACTGTAAACACACCATCTTCAGTGAGGAGTTCTACACCCTGGCCTGGGACCTGGGCAAAGAGAAGGGAATGTTAGAGGTTCTGGAACAGAAGATCGTCCCCTTGGCCTACGGGCAGCGGGATCCGGAGAAGGGGCTGCTGGTAATCAGGTGGCGGGACTGTTAGTAAAATACCGACGTGGAAATTTAACCGAAATTTAGGTGGACATGATGTGGGTCACTTCCCCTCTAAATCGACTTATTCCTGAACTTAACTTGGACATTTTGGGGGACATTTATGACTAAGGGAAATGAAACGGCCAGGGGAGCCGCGATTCCGGAAACGACGACGACCGCAGAGATCAAGTACAGCCAACGGTCAGGGGAGATCGGCCGATTCGATGCGGAAGGCAACTACGAGTGCGTCCGCTGCGGCTTCACTCACACGACTACGGAGTGCGCGGAGTACCGCCTGGTTCATGCCAACAAGGAGCTGGAGAAGGTCATCAAATTCGTTCACATGAGCATCGGCTCCGGACTCGAAGGCGAGTCTCCTGTGGACACCTTTATTCGCGGCTACAGGAGGCTCTATGCCAGCTGGAAGAAGGTGCGGGAAGCGCGTGGAGAATCAACTGAAGTCACTGAACTGCTAAAGGAGGAATGATGGGTGAAACTGAGGTCCTATCCGTTCGTCGGTACAAGGCTGGCTACGAGGTCAGAAAGGAGCTGGTCGAGAACCCTGGATTTCATGCTGAAGTTATCTCTGGAGGTGACGATCCCCAGGCTGCACAGGAGCTTGTGGACATCGTCAATCAACCCCAACCTGAGACCATCGAAATGAAGTCCGCTTACACCTTCGCAGGAGACTATATAGGCAGCTCCAAGACTGCGTATATCCTATGCAAGAAGCGCGGGATCAAACCTGAAAGGATACCGGGCCATTCGACTTGTTCCATAGGGTTTTGTGAGGCTGATCAGAAGTGGTTTGGATGGAGTCACAGGGCTATGTATGGTTTTGGGATTGGCTCGGAAGTCAAAGAAGGTGACTGCTGCGCATCGTCGGGCTGGACTCCGGAGTACCTTGCGGAGCATCCGGAAGAAGATGTGAGTTTGCCCGTTGGGTTCAAGGCTGAAAACCTGGACGATGCCAAGAAGATGGCAATCGCCTTTGCGGAGAATGTGGGCTGATGAGGCAAGATCGAGTGTGTACCGTGTTCTACGCCGTGTCCAAACTATGTGAGGTCCTGAAGGAAGCCCCGATCAAAGACAAGGTCTGGGAACACAAGATCGACGACCACTGGTTCATCAAAATCAACGGCCACTCCAAGGAAATGCAGGGGATCCCCGCTTTTCACATGACCATCGAGTACGATGGCTTTCCCGCTGGAATCCTCAGCCCTTTTGAGGGAACAATCGCGGCCGGGACCGAAGCCAACGAAGATACCTTCATTGAGGCAGTTGAGAAGAAGCTGGCCGGCCTGGGGGTCAGCATGGATGAACTCTTTGAAGAAGATCGTCGCACGGCCCAGAGGTCTCCGATCTTCAATCAGGAAAAATCTCCATACTCAGCCGTCAGTTTGAAAGGCACAACGGAGGAGGAATGTTAGGTACTGGATCTCCCCCCGGGGAGTGTTAGCTCTGAAGAGATACAGGGGAATGTTAGTGGTATGGATTTGGGGAATGTTAGCTCGATTGAGAGAGAGAAGGAGGAAGAAGATGGGCGATATCTACTACAAGGTCGTGCAAAAGAGCGGGGAAAAGCTGGAGTCCTGTTGCCCTCCGAGGGGAGCCAGTGTCACCTATCCCAAGGAAAAATGGGCACATCCTATTGATGGGACTATCGGGCTGCTCGTCTTCAACGATCTCCACAACGCGAAGGGCTGGAGTTCTAGCGGCCGGGAGATTTGGGAGTGCGAGATTAAAGGACCGGCCAAGGAGGTCCAGTACCTGGGCCAAGTGTCCAAGAAGATCGAGATCTTCACCTGGCCCGACGATCCAGCGGAACTCCGGGCCGGGATTTTGCGACGAGCAGCCATGTGGGAAGACGGAGGATTCTGGATCACGGCTCCATCTGGAACCATGGCGGTCCAGGGCGTGAAGTTGCTGCGGAAGGTCGCATGAAGATCACGATCAGCACCACGGTAATAACCTTTGAACCACACGACGAGAAGCACAACAGGCTAGCCGTGAAGACACTGGCCGGGGTGTTGGATTGCTTCCCGCCGAAGGATGAGTCAGGTGAGCGATTGATGACACGATTGGCCGGGATGGTGGCGTTGGCACAGGCCGGGAAGGAACTGGCCTTCCTCAAGGGTTAGGGAATGTTAGGTAGTGCCTCGTTAGTACAGACGTTTGTACGGGAATGTTAGGGATGGCCGTTTATGGATGATCTGAGGAACAGCGGTATGAGGGATTTACCATCGTCTTTAACCCAATCTGAGAAGGACCGATTCTTCGAGAAAGTATTCATCGGTTCAGAAAAAGATTGTTGGCTTTGGCTGGCATACACCATAAACGGATACGGTCGATTTCGACTTAGAGGAAAGCAATGCTATGCCCACCGAGTGGCCTGGGTGATCGCCAATGGTGAGATTCCAGATGAGAAACTTGTTTGCCATAAATGTGACACCCCTCCTTGCGTCAATCCAACTCATCTTTTTGTCGGTACTCATGTGAATAACACTCAGGATGCGCTTGACAAAGGCAGGATGGCGGTTGGAGTTAGAAACGGAAGTTATACCTGTCCGGAGAGAAGGCCCCGCGGGGATCGGAATGGTTCAAGAACTCACCCGGAGAGTATGCCACGCGGGGAAAATCATACCTCTGCCAAACTCAATGAAATGAACATTTTCTCAATAAGATCACGTTACTCTCAAGGGGAAACCATAACGGAAATTTCCAAAGATTTTGATGTTTCAATTCAACAGATATTCAGGATTGTCAGGCGGAGGTTGTGGAAGCATATATGAGCTATCAACTTCCTAAAGAACAGGTTCGAGAGGCAGAAGTCATAGCCGATGAAATCACGAGTGCCAGGGGTGATTCGCCAGGGAAATGGGGCCAGGACTTAGCGAAGTCTCCAATGGATCGGCGCAACGGGTTACTCGCGGAATTTTCGGTAAGGTGGGCCTTTGGGATGCCGACCTGGGATAGATCAAGCTATCCACCCTTCAGCGAAAAGGACAAGGCTGATGTTGGGGACAACTGCGAAGTGAGACAGACGACCCATGAGAGAGGGAGGCTTCCGCTGCACCGTGACCATGATGATGTGATACCGAAGATCGAGCGAGACTACGCTTTGGTGATTTTGGTGGGTAGCCAGTTTCGCTTGCCGGGTTGGTTGCCCATGAGTATCGCCATGGAGTATTGGTACGAGGTCGAATTTCAGCCAGGTCGTCCTTGTATGGCGGTGGACCAAGATCAACTCTACCCGATTGAGGATTTGGTCATTGAAGAAAAAGGAAAGAAATATGAGGTTCAGGGGGTAGTGCAGGGTCCAAAGTGTATGGGCTGCGGAAAGCCAGCAGCTCCGTGCGACGGATACTGCGGCACCTGTTGGTTTGAGTACGTCTATCGCCCAAGAAAGTTTGGGCATATCCCCGGAGGAGGCAAATGAACATAGCGGTTGATTTCGACGGTGTGATCCACAAGTACTCCAAGGGCTGGCACGATGGCACGATCTACGATGGCCCGATGGAGGGCTGCTACGATGCAATGTGCCAACTCCGGGACCAGGGCCACAAACTCATCATCTATTCCTCTCGCGCCTTCTCCCGCCTGGGCAAGCGCAGCCAGCGGGAAGCCATGAAGTCCTGGCTTCGGATCCACAAGATCCCCTACGACTCAATCGCAACGGAAGGCAAGCCCCCGGCCCACGTTTACCTGGACGACAGGGCGCTTCGATTCACCGGGGATTGGGAGAAGACGTTTTTTGACCTACTCGAGCTGGCCGAGGGTGAGGCAACGAAACTGCTATGACTTGGACGGAGGTTTGGTTCTACCTCATTCTGCTGGCTGTTTCAGGGACGATCATCCTGGGACTGTTCTTCAAAGGATTCGGGTTGCTATGAGCGTATCTCAGTCGTTACTCAAAATGATGTCGAAGCTGGCCCAAATCAAGGGCTACTCCGAGGGGATGCAGGAGGGTTTCAATTCGGCGCAGCCTGAGACTCTGGACGCTGCCATCTTGGTTGAACACATGGAAAAGGGAATGACCCATCTCAACAAACTGATCGACGAGGCCTGTTCGATCGAACAGGAACTCAGACAGAAACTCAGACAGAGAGGACTACTCAGGAGAGGAGAATCACTATGAATGAGGTCGCAAAGGGAAAACTGATTTGGTATGGACTGTGCACCTACTGGACCGACGATTGGGACAACCTCAATCTAAAGGAGAGTCAGGGGATCCCCTCCTGCCCGGAGTGTGAGAACCCCGGCTTCCAGATGACCGTCCAGGAGTGGAACGAGGGAATCGAGAAGTACGAAGCCGATGGCAATCCCGGGTACGGTGAGTGCATTGCCGAGCTGAAAGAGAAGTGCCACGGCAAGACCACCATCCTGGAGTTGTGGGAGCAAAAAAAGGGAGTGTTAGCAGAAGGTTCTCCAGAGGGGGAATGTTAGCAAGTGTAATCAACCGAGGTCGATTGTTAAGGGAAGGGAATTATGAAAAAAATCGTGATCGTCATGGACCGGGGGATCCGGGATTCGTCGGTTATTGTTAAGACAGGTCGGGTGATCACCCTGGAGGCCAGGTACGACGATGGAACCGTGCTACGCCAAGGAGAGGATACCGCTTTCCTCGGCCGGCTGGAGATCAGCCAGAAGGCCCACGGCGACCTCATGCCCGTCGATCAGATCCGGGGCTTCCTCACTTCAGTCGTGCTGCCTCAACTCGATCTATTCTCTCGCCAGATTGAGACTGAAGTGATCGAGGAAGAGGAAGTGGCCTTGGAGACCGAACCGTAATGGGAATGTTAGTTCGACAATTCTGAGGAGGTAAGCAAGGGTAGATCACACTACTTTATGGCTACCATCGAGCTTTTTTTAGAGGAGCCTGGGTTCATGGGTTTGTTCTTTTTCGTGATCGCGCAGCTGTGCATGATGGCCGCTGCCGGGATCATCGGGTACTTCATCGGGAGACACGGGTATGAAGAGACCGAAGTTACCGAAGCCAGCCGACAACATGAAAGTGGCCGAGATGGAATTGAAGGTCGAGCGGGGGTGGACGTTGAACCCCTCAGCCTCTCAAGGGGCCATGTTGCAGGAGATCCAGAGCCTCATCGAGCGGATCAAGGTTGACGACCCCAAGATCCGCCAGCTGGAGAAAGGCGGGGAAGGTTAGGATTGCTTATTGTGCTGACTGCGGGATGCCTCAACCCCCAGAAAGCGATTTAT